GGATAGTTAGCCCACCGGTACGAATACTCATCCAAAATTAGAGCATTCGATCGGGTCAGTCTTGCGACGGACTCGTGGCTACCGCTATTAAAATTTGTAACTCCCTTATTAGGACCTATAGCTAAACTATAAGACATAATCATCGGCTAACGCCGAATCAAATGCTACCTACTCAAGGGGTGACATATTTTATTCGGCGGTCAGCCAGGTCGCTTGCAATGCAAACGCCGTTCTCGGCTACAGAGAACAATTTTATTTTATTTATACTTTTAAAGTCAGTATAGACTATGGAAGTAACGAGGGATTTGGTGGTGTCGCCTCGTAATACATACGGGGTAAACCTGTGAAGAAATATACTTGAAAATCTTCACCTGCTGCAACATGGTAATCTACAACTGTTCCGCCTGAGGCAAAGACTTGAGCTTCCATGGACCAGTTTGGGGTCCAATTATAATCTTCAGTATAATCTATTTGTTTACCTGGTGTAAAGCGGTATTGAGAATAGTATGGAACCTCAAACTCCACTACAGGGTTTATCTTATCTGTTGCATACATCATTCCCTTAGTACCAGTGACCCTAGTGATACCCGCCATAATTTGGTTACTACAAGATGCGTCCGAAGTAGCAAAAGGATAATTGATCAGCTCTCGCCTATAGGAAGGTTGACCAAAAGGAAATATCGGCTCACGAGTTACATAAACACGAGAATCAACATTATCGGATTTACTTTGGTAACACTTATCGAACATCAGCTTGTATCTAATACTACCTCTCCACCCGGAGAAAGCAGCTGTAACCCAATGCAACATAACAGTATTTACGTAATTGTATGGTTGATTAGTACTACCGCAGATATCCACTGCACCACTAACATTTCCTCGATAAAATGGAAACATACTTTTAGTCACTCTGTAACGTTTGGTAACAGCCCCACCATCCGAACATGTCTTATCTCGTCGCCACAAGTTATATCGTTTAAGTAAAGTGCGAAAAGAGACTATAGTCTCACCAACAAATACTTTGTTAAGTTGTTGTGTATCTTGTATGCCTGGCCCAAGTTTATCACTCATCGATTGCTCGGGAGCTGAGGGCTCTTGTGTATCCTGCGATTCAGGAACAATTTCATTCCCACTCTGCGGCTCAAATCCGCTCTGTGGCTTAAAAACAAACTTCTGAAAGTGATCGCTAGGGACGAAAACTTCAAAATCATCACCTGCAGAAATAAATACGTTAACTTGAATATCATTTTCCACGAAACTATTGGGTGTAGTTAATTCATTGACTATATACACACCAACAACTCCATTACCGAAAGGTCGATATTCTAAAGGTAAAGTACTATGCATCTCTGCAATAGGATCTTCACCCGGTATAGCATGTTCTAACAATGTTGTCGCTTGTCCATTACCAACCTCAAGCGTAAAATCTTGTGTATCTGCAATATCAACTATCTCAATATAATTCGTATTATACTCGTTTGAATCCAAGAACAATGGGTCATAAACGAACTTGAGTCTTCCTTTGTGAAAAGCAGAACAAACAATCTGAAATCTAAATTTCAAAGTTCCTGTCCAATACTCAAAAGGTAAAGCTGCCATTGCCGTGGCCGGAAAATGATAAGCTGAACCTCCAGACACATCGAATTGTGCGGGATCTACTCTAACATTAAAAAGTAACGTCTCGGGTGCAGTACCCATTATCCAATTAAACTTGGTCAAATACGATTCACGAGATGCGATATTCTGAATTGACAAAGGATCCTCTGGTCCTAAACCCGCAATACCTGGGTCAATAGTCAATTCTTGCTTCTCATCTACCGTAAGCTTAATAGCTGTGTCTGGTGTGTTAGTTGTTGCTAACTGCGATGACGGTGTTGGCCTATAAGGTTCGGGGTTTTTAGTAATAGGAGGTCTACTATACCCAAATGCTTTTGCAGCATTACCAACTGCGCCAACAACTTTAGAAGTTGCCATTGCAAAGGGTGCAATTTGGGGTATTACACTCAACGCATTCGCTGCCTTAACTATAGATGTTGCTGGTCCGGACACCATGCCGGTTGAATTAGCTTCATCTATCTCCTTACCCGGAGTGGTTGATCCTCCACCTTGTTTGGCATAACCACTCTTTTTGCCTCCTCTTGAGGACTTAGACATCGTATTTTTCTTGCCCTTGTTGGGTTCCATACCTGA